TACTAGACCATTTTGCCCAAACTAAAATATCAAACTGTCCTGACAAATCAAGATCATCATCATCGTTCACAGTTACGAATGAACTCGTTCCGTTGAATACAGCCTCTTTTCCAAAATACTGAAATTCATCTAAAAATGTTACGCTTGTTGCAGTTCCATGATTCTGATTGGTACTCTCGTCTTTTACTCCTCCCTGAAACGTATAAACTGCTGACAGACCCTCAGTAGGAACCAAATCATACATAACTTCAACCCTGTCACTTGGAGCAAAAACATCTGTTTTACGAACCAAGAATTCCATTTGATCAACTGCACGCTCACCTTCTTTTTTCAGTACCAGTTCAAAAGGTGTATATTCAGTAGTTCGATTCTTTAACAGTTTTAATATATGAGTCATGCTTATGGTGTAGCAATACCTTGTCCTTCACTCGTGTTTCCAGAGCCACCGCCAGTAATAACGTTTCCACAAACAAATGACATGGTTGCGTTCCATGTAACAGGCGTTTGTCCTGCTTTTGTTATCTGTATATTTTCAATTAATCCCTGTCTAGAAAATCCAGTATTACCTATTATTATTTGATACACGTCTGTAAGACCAGTTACCTGTATACCAGAAGCATTACTCATCAATCCGTTTGGCTCCAACAAAAATCTTACTTGATGATCTGCTTTTCTAAATCCTGAATCAGAAGAAAATTGTGAGAATGGAACTGGAGTTGTTCCTGTTGTCGAAGCTCCAGTCAAAGTGTAATTGTTTGCCAATACCACATCAGTGCTTTCATCATGTATTACCCATGATATGGTAACTCTAATTGTGTTACCGTCTGCCTTTGTAAGCACGTTAAGTGTATCGTTTGATTCTGGTAAAGGTGTTGCTGTAACTGTTTCTGTCAGTACTATGTCTATGTTTGAAATATTTCTAATTAGATATCTGTATTTTTTTCCTGCCGTATGTGTTCTGATTTCTACAGTTTCTGCCATTAAATTATACCTCTTCTTGCGTGGGTTTCAAGTAATGCTCTTTCGATTATTGGTTTAATCTTATTCAAATCAACATCACTAGACATCTTTGCTATATTAATATTGACTACAACAGAGTCGTTTGACGAACCGCTCATTGGAGAAATTTTTTCTGCTCCATTCTCTCCCATTAAATATGACCTTCCACTTCTTCCTATACCAAATACAGGCTCACTGATTACACCACCGTTTGCAAATGATGCCAATCCATAATACTTTGCTCCTGCTGCTTCTAATGACAAGCCTTCGTATGCAGAATCGTTTTTCCATCTGTTAGAAAAAGTCAAAAAGTCTGCTCCTTTTGATCCCATGCCTTTTAATTTAGATAGTTCTTTTACTAATTTTTTAGCGTTGTTCCAATCTCTTTTTGACGGATCTTCTCCTACATATCTACGTACAAGTTCTTCCATTTTATGGAAATCATGCACTCCTACACCAAACATACTTGCTGTTTTCTGTTCAAATCTTCCACCTGATTTTATTTTATCCATCTGGTGTTGAAGATTTAGATCTTTTGTTCCTTTATTCAATAATTTTTGAGTTTTTATTAAGTCTGCATCTGCTCTGCCTTTTGTTGTTTCAGTAGTTCTCATTTTTATTTGCATCCTAATTAATGCAGCAAGTCTTCTTTTAATTTCTTTAAAACCTTCTTCCAATGCTATAGCACTGCCTATAGCGTTTTCAGATGCTATGCCTAAATAATTATTTTGTATTCCTGTTTCTGTTTCTATATTCTTTGCCTGTTTTGTCATATCATCTGTCATTTGTCCTGCATTGGAAGTAAAGTCTGTTCCTGCTTCTGTTATAGTATCTCCCATTATTGTAAGTTCTTCTTTAATTAATTCTCCTTCTTCGTCAAACAAACCTGTTGCTTGTCCTACGTCAGATTTAGCCCATGCTGTTCCTGCAAATGATTCATACCCTTTTCTTTGCTCATCTGTCATATTTGGAGCAATAGTATTTCTCATATAATCTGGAATGTCCTGAGTAAGACTATCAATTTTTTCATTAACTTTGTCAATACTATCACCAATACCAGATACTATCATTGATCCGTCTGCAAGTGATCCACCCAATGTTCCTAATTGTTCATTTAAGTTATCATTTATTTCTTTATATGCTTCATTGACATAATCACCAAATATAGGTGCAACTTCCTGTGGTATTGGTGATAGTGCAACTCTGATATATTCTGCTAACTGTTCAAATGCTTTTCCGAATGTTGCCATAGGATCATCAAAAAATGCTATAAGACCTTTTCCCATTGTATCAGCAGCGTTCATAACATCGTTTGTTTTATTTTGCATACTTTCTGCCCATTTACGAAGGTTGATTGCACCCCATTTCATTAATACTATTGATATAGGTTTGAACACTGCACTGAAAAAGTCACCTATAGGTCTGAGTATAAGATTAAATGCAGTACTCATCATCTTTGATATTGCTTGGAACATTGGTGATGATTCTAATCCTTTCATAATTGCTCCACCTAACAAGCCACCTGCTGCTCCGCCTGCCAATCCAATCATACCGCCTGCTGCACCTATGCCACCTGCTGCTTTGCCTAATCCTCCACCTTTTCTTCCTCCTCCTTCTCCTGATTTAGCACCGTATGTAAGATCAGCTAATTTAGGAGAAATTTTTTCTAAACGAGATAACATTTTACTTTGTATTTTTCCGCCTTTACTAGGTGTTCCTAAAACATTTGATGCTATTTTTCCTGATTGATCTTGATAATTCATTATTCTCTCTTGCATGCCACTTACTCTGTCACCAGCAGTGCCACTAGCTTCTGCTCCTCTTGCAGCAGCAGTTCCAAAACCCATTCCAATAAATCCTGCTAGACCTCCGCTTGCTCCGCCTGCTAGTCTGCCCATCATGTCTATTCTTTTTGCTTGGAGAGACATTTCTTTTCTTCTTGTCTTTGCACTTTCTTCCATCTCCTTAGTTTCTCTTCTCATGAGAATGAACTGTTTTGTTTGTTCTTGACTTTCTTTTCTATTCTTATCTACTCTGTCATATTCCTGATCAACTAACTGTTTTCTAACATCCATCATTTTATCCATTTGTTTGTTAAATTCATGTGTCTTTTTCTCTGCTCTTTTAAACACTTGATCTGTAGCAGAACTGCCATACATACCACCTGATTTTTGGGCAGTTTTATTCATGTTTGTGACTATCTTAAGTAAGCCTTCAAAACGTTTTTCTGCCTCCTTTAGCATCTCATTAGTACGTTTTAACTGCTCATTTAGTTCATCTACAGTATAATCGTTAGCCATAAGATTTATAAACTAATGAATTATTTAAATTTTGGTTTTGGTGGAGGAGGTATGTTTAATGGCTTTTCATTTGATTTTTTATGAATATATAACAGTCCACGCATGTATTCTACAGGCAGGCTTTCTATAATATCTTTAGTCCATCCGAACTCTTTTGCAAATAAATAATGTATGGTTAGGTAACTTTCTTCGAATCCGTTCCCACAAACGTAATCATCCAGTCCTCTAAATACTTTGCTAAAGGGAAGTCTACTATCACCCCCTCGATAACTTGTTTGGCTACACTAGATTTTAGGTTGCGAATTGCAACTCTGTCTTGTGTTTTAAACGGAGCCTTTCTCAACACTTTCATTAGAATTTCTTGTCTGTATTCTGGTATTTTTACTTTAGGTCTTGATACGTCAGACATGTCAACAGTTGCATTAAGCACTGCTTCTAACTCACCAAAATTCAAGTCGTCTTCATACTCTATGGTTTCTTTGTTGCCTTCATAATCAATTTCAAAACTCTTAATGACCACAGTATATGTAATTGTAATGAAATATAAAAACCTTACTCTGCTGCTGATTGGTTGTTTGTTGCTGCAACAGTTAGTGATTTAATTTTCCAATTTATATTCTCAAATATTGGTTCATTTGCTCTGAAACCGTCATAGTTCAAGTCACTTGGAGATAGACCTGTACCTGTAAGTATAATTTTTTCATTGTTATTTCTTGTAAATGCAATTTCTAATTCAGGAGAACCGCCTACTGTTTGTGAGTATGATCCAGATGTGCCTTTGCTAATCTGTTCTAACATGTCTTCTAATACGGTTTTGTTAATTAAAGTTGCTCTGAATGAACCAGTAATGTCAAGTAATTGTCTGTATGCATCTACTGACTGATGATCACCTAAACCATAAAGTAATGATGATGATTGGTTGATTGAAATACTTAGATCTTGAACTTGTGCTATTACATTACCGCCATATTTCAAAGTTGCATGTGCAAATGTGTATGGAAATTCTATGTCAGGTTGTGATGGTGCAGAGTTTAATGAAGTACTTGGAGCATCTTCATTTCCGTATGCTGCTGATAATGAACAATCAACTAGTCCACCTACTGATGTATTGATTGTTAATGATTCTGCAACACATCCTTTCAATGTTCTGACAATATCTGCTGCTGCTCCATCAAATCCAACTTCGGCTGTAAATGATGTAGGAGTTTTATTGATACCGTTTGATGCATGAGGATAAGTGTGAACATAAGGATTGGAGCCAGTTGTTGAACAGTCGCCCAAAATTGTTTTAAAAATCCAAGGGTTACTTAGTGTAAAATCTACACCTATTGATCCTTGTTGTTGACCATAAGCATATTCGTCAATGGTTACTTGATTTAGTGCAGGTAAGTCTTGTCTGTTGTGAGTAAGTGACCAAGAAGATAAAGCATCATTAAGACCAAATTTTTTGTCTATTGTTCCTGCTGCTGTGCCAAATGTAGATTCATATCCATATTTAAGATATGCATGTGCACCTGTTCGTACCATAAGTGATATTTAAAGGAACTTGGTTATAAAGATTATTATGGGTTAATATCTCTATATCTTACAGTAAACTTATGTCTGAACATATTTCTTAATGGTTCAGAATCTACAACAGATGCCATGATTCTGAGGTCAACAAAATTGTCTCTCCTTATATTGGTTTTAAATATACGCTGAACTTCGTCTATTAAATCATTATGATGTTCATAGCCTTGGTAAGATCTGACCTCTACTTCCACATCTGTTTCATGAAAATGGTCTACTCCATACAATCCCCAATACTGCACATTCTCAGTTTTAGGAAACACTAGTATGGAATCAAACATGTCCTCTCCAAATCCTACGGATTTTTGGTCATATATTTTCTTGATTTTTATAGGTCTATTTAACTGCCAATTATCTCTAAGCAAATCTACAATATCGTCTGCTACGTTGTATGCTGAACCGCCTGTCATTTAAAATTCATTCTCCTTGCAGCGTTAATTGTTTGTTCGTATTTACGTTCATCAGCAAACTCATTTAATGCTTTTTCATATCTTCTGAACATAGTTCTTTTGTCTGTATTTCTCATTTTATTTTTAATATGAACACCAGTATATTTATTGTATATTATAGCGTTAACAATTTTGTTTAATTCACGTTCTCTATCGTCACCTTGCAATCTGTTTATATATTGCCATTCTACAGGAGTGTTTGGAAGTTTCACATCCATAACCCATGTTCTAATTCTTTCAACAGCAGCTTCATCCCATACATCATTTTTGTATTCTTTTTTCCTCATTGAAGGATCAGAATCAAGACCTCTAATCTTGTTTTCAGCAATTAATTTACCTAATTGATAAGTAGTCAATCCTTTACCGCTTATAAGAACATCAGGTTTTACATCTGCTTCAGGTATGTTTTTTATAACTATATTATCATTTTCTATTACAACATCGATTGGAGGATCAATATACTTACCTGCTCCTCCTGCTAACAATCCTTTTTCCATAGCTTCTCTTTCATAAAGTAGAACTGATTCTTTTCTTTCTTTCATATTCATATCTGTTATATCTAGTTCACTATATCTGTCCTTTGTTTCTGTAGTTGATAAAGTCATTCTCATTGGTCTTGAACCTGTACTGTCTTTAAACTTTAGACCTCTTGCGTTAATATAAAATTTTACTATCATTATGGTATACCGAACACTTCTGCTCTTTCGCCAATGATTTCTTCTACGTCTGCCTTCCAAGCGTTCATTGATTGTTGTGGACTAATTGCATTACCGCCCATTGGTAATGTGTCCATACGTAGACTTGAATTAAGTAACTCTATGCATGTCAATTTTACACATGCATCTTCTACGTCATCAGGTACACTTTCATCACCGTATCTGTATGTTACACGTACTCTGTTCTTTCTCATAATTGAAAACAAATAACCTCTGAGATATAATCTGCCGTAAGTTTCGTCAAACTCGTAAAATTCTGTGTCAGTAAGTATGTCTGCGTAAGATGATGATGCACCTTCCCAAACTTCAATTTTGTCTCCTGCTGAGGCATCAAGAGGTCTGCAATTTCTATGTTGCAAGTAAATCGGAACACCCCATCCGTAAGTATAAAGTAATGCTAAGTCATGTTTTTCCTTTGCAATAGTCTTATTTCTGCCAAAAGTATGTCCTATTCTTCTGTCGAGATACTCTTCTTTTCTATTGATTATTTTCTCGACCTGAGCCTTTGTTGGAGAAGTAGTAGCACTGATAGGAATACGTAGAAAATCTGATACATCTGCAACCGTACAATAAGTTGTAGCCATACTTTATAAAAGTACGCTAACTATTTAAATTTACTACTTGTAAACTACGATATATCTTGCTGTAGACCCAGTAAAATCTGCTCTGATACCGTCTTCAAATCTTCTGTTAATCTGAATTACATTCTGAACACCTTCACCGTGTACTTCAAATTCAATGGGATCTGAATTTCCTGTACCATTTCTTAATACAAGTTTATCGCCTGAAGCACCAACAAGTGTTACGTGGACTGCCACAACAACACCATGACTGGCTTTAATTGTAGTGTCTGAAGCTCCAACTGTTACAGCATTATGATTAAATTCGACCATGTATATTTGTACATAGCCAAATATATAAACTTTAATAAAAAAAGTCGGCTATTTTGGACTCTAGTAGCCTATGACTAGAAATTCGAACACTTTTGATTGTGTTGTTGTTGAACTGTTTGCTAATTCTGCGAAAGCAGCACCTGCTGAACCACCAACTGTATAGAGTTTAATCTTTTCATTGGCTTTGTCATATTCTACTTTGTGAAGTGAATCCGTAAATGTTGGGATTACTGCAACGAGTGTAGAGATTCTTCCCTCTTTGAGGTCGGCTGCCACTCCGTTGGTCGCATAGTTATCAGAAGCACCAAAGGTGACTTTGATAGCATATACTCGCAACTTTGAAGTTAAAGCTGCTTGCCATGAGAGTGTTTTTCTCACGTTAGCGTTTGTCCAATCGGATGTTGTGATTGTTAATGCCATGTTATGTATGTTTTTATATGATATATAAAGATTAAGAAAACTATAAAGCTTAGCTATCGCATGAGACTTAATTAATTAATTAAGACAAATAATGGGGTGAATAGTGTTAATTAATTAAATAACTAATTTTGAAATAGTGAGGTTTATATTACTAAACTATTGTAATCTATCCAATGACGACAAAGATATTAGCACTACTTGCCCTATTATCAATAGGATCATTTAGTGCAGTATATGCAGAAACAGCAACAGTTGAAGTTCCATTTGACAGTCACGGACAAAGTTGTTCATTTGATGAACTTGCAGTAGAATTCCATTGTGTTTGGCAAGGAATGATACCAGAGCCTACATTTGAAAGTATGCAAGAGATTAGAGATTTAATCTCAGCAGAACGTTATCAACAAGAGATTGATAGACTCAATGAGGAAGCCTTGGCAGCCATAGCAGAGGAAAAAGCAAAACTTACACCTAATGAGTTAGTAATCCTAGAGATAGAAAACAAACTTGCAAGGGGTATTGCAACCGCAACAGATTCAGTTTACATGAATTTGCTCAAAGAACTTGACACTTGCCAACAGGGTATGGATAAACAAACAGCACCGTTCCAAGAAGCAAGAGAGTTTGAGATTTCAGAGTTTAACTTGTGGAAAGTCAACAACGTAAAGTATGACGGAGAACTTGGTGAAATTGTTCTAGCAATAGAAGAATGTAGAGGACAACAGAAACTACTCAAAGTAGTTGGCGAAGGATATTCCAATATGCCTACAGGAGATGATGACTATCAATTCAGTCTACTTGTAGAATACGAGGGTATACAAGCAGTTCCATTTGAGGACTATACTGCAACATCAAAAGCAGTTGATATGTCAGTAATCTGTGATTCAAACGCTTTCCCTGATACACACAAGGCACAACATGGTTGTGAAATATTGTATGACGGAAAGACCGCAGAACAGGTAAGACTTGAGAATGAACGACTATTTGGTACTGATGGAAAAATCAGCTATCAAAGTGTATTGTTAGGAAAGTATCACGAATACTTGAACAACAACTTTAGATACGCAACTGTTGAAGACAAAGCATTTGAAGAAGCAATAGCTGAACCAATCGCACAAGAGATGATTATGAACAACAACTTTGTTCAAAATCAACTTAGAAACGAATAGGGATAACCCCCCTCTTTTTATTTTTCATAAGACTTATATTAAATGTGTTTTAAACATAGTTATGGGTATGTTAAGTAACTTTATCAATGGCTTAAAGAAATCATTTTCAGGCAAGGATTATTTAAGAGAAATAAATCAATGTGATAAATGTGGTAAACCTAGTTTTTTTGCAAGCTGTTTAAAATGTGAAACTGACGATGCGTATAAAGGATGGGAAAAGAAAGAAAAGTAAATGTCACAAATATGTAAGAATCTATGTTCTACTGGACAATATGAACATAAAAAACTAGTAAGAGGAGACTTGAAAAGAGAATACAAAAGATGTAGTAAATGCAGTATATTTTTAAAATATGACGGTATATTTTGTCCTTGTTGTGGCGTTAGATTGAAATATTCTCCCCGAAATAACGCTGCAAGAAAACGTTACTATGAAAGTAAGTATAAATAAAAAAAATAAAAAAAATTGTTTTGGTAATCTAGAGTTTGATATCTCTAATTTTACCTTGTGACTTGAAGTGTCTACAGACAGTTTCACCCATAGTTCTGAATACACCTTTCTCAACAAATGCACTGTTGACGAATGGGTAGCCAGGACTTCTTCTGGTTGCTTCGTAATACTCTGTTGGAATTGCGATGCTGATACCTAATCTTGGATAACCATATCCTTCTGCATCAGAAGTGTCTAGAGCAAATAATCTACCAATCTCGGATGAGTCGCTAGAATTGCTTGGAGCATCTTTTGATGGAATGAATGGAATTCCATAGATGGAGTCAACGTGAATACCAACACCAGTACCCTTAAAGGTTTGAATACCATTGACATCAATTTGTACGAGTTGCTCTCCGTAAGGATTTGGAATCCTGACTGATGGCATGTACAATCCTTGAATCTCAGAGTATACCTCGTGAGAGCCTAGGAAGACGTTTGGATCTTTACCTGCTGCGATTCTAATCTTTCGTAAGAAAGTTCTTAGAGTATCGTCAGTAAGGACACCGTTAGTACCGATAGTACCAGAGGCTGATTCGACAGTACAGTCAAAAGTAGTTCCGCTGTCACGATCTACGGTAGCGTTTGCTGCCCAAGGATCGTAATAACCGTTGTGTGAACCACCTAATGCATCTTCTTCGGCATCAGAAGAAATAATTCTATCTAATGTTTCGAAGTCTGTTGTACCAGAGTTGTTACCTGATGCACCTGCTGCTTCTGATTCGACATCTGCCAATAACATTCTATTGAGGAATTCTTTATGCTGAACAGCCATATACAAACGAAGTGAACCTAATCCACCCCAAATGTCATCTTTACTGTGAGTTGCTAGCCATTCCATAACTTCAGATGCACTGAATGGCAACTGAGCGGTTTTTGGTCTGATATCAATCTCTTGCAAAGTTGGTTTGACTGTTTCTGCAATTTGTCCACCTTCTGAGGTTCCACCCAAGGTAGTATTACCATTGGTGGTATTCAATGTTGGTTTTGCAGTTATAACCCTGTAACCAGATTTATCCCATGCATGTTTTGGTAAGATACCAAAAGCATTTGCTTCAAGGTTTAGTTGAGCCCATGCATATGCACCGAATATGGCGTTAAATGATCCAGTAGTACTTGTAGTGACTGGAGCATCTGCTTTTCTTACAAGGTTTCTGTTATAACCGTAGTATAGGGCTTCAAGCTCGTCAATCGTTTTGATTTGAGCCATTTTAGAATCCTACCTCGCTTTCAGATGGAACATAGTATTTTCCTGAAAGAATGTCTCTTGCTACTTGTGAAAGATCTCCAGATGATCTTGCATCTTTTAGAATTGGTGAATAGTCTTCAGAGAAGCCTTTATTCACTGTTTCTAATGCTGCATTTGGTCTTGGAGTTTCTGTAGTAAAGTCAAATGAAGGAGTTGCTTTTTCGATTTTGACTTGAGCTTCATCCTTTCCTGCGTTTTTACCGTCATCGTCTAATCCTGCTTGGATAGATTCTGATTGGTATTTGTCATCAGGAATGGTTACTCTAGCACCAATATCTTCCTTGTCTTGAACTTTTGGTTGCAAGGGCAAGTCTGTTTTTGGAGCCATGTTGCTGTCACTTCCTGCTTTCTCGATTGTATCTACTCTACCAGAGAGTTCAACTAGTGATTCTCCAATAGCTTTTTGTGTCTCAATCAAGGTTGCTTGTGAATCAACAATGGATTGTAGTTGATCTAGCACAGAATTGACAGATTTTGAAGCGTATTCGTCTTCATCTTCTTCTTCTTCATCGTCTTTTTTTTCTTCTACGTCATGTTCTTTTAGAAGTTCTTTGACCATGTTCTTAGCTTATTTAAATGTATTGTGTATATAAAGATTGTTATAAATCTCTTAATCTATTTATCAACATGCTAGATTCCAACTTGATGCTTTTGGTCTTGCCTGTAATCTTACGCAATTCTTTTTCATCCTCTCCTATTCCTGTAGACTCGTCTTGGTTATACAAATTATGATGTGAATCTACTCCTGAGTTTTCCTCTTCGTTTTTAACCTCACTTACTTGTGTAGATTCTTGATTAGTATCATATTCTTTGCCTGAATGTCTTACACCACCGCTGAATGTCTTGTCTATTTCTTTTCCAGGCGAATCTTGATTATGCAAATCGACTTTATCTCCACCTGCGTTTGAAAATTCTGTTCCTGCCTCTTGTTCAATCTCTTTAAACTGTTTTTTTACATCTTCCTCTATTATTGGCTTGTTATAACGTGTGTTAACTGCTCCCTCTGTATCAGCACTCATCATGCCACCACCTTCATCTTTATTCTTTTCACCTTTTACGAATGAGCCTACAATGTTTTCTGCATTTTCTTTGGCATAACCCTCATTCACTAATGCTTGTACTTTTGCTTCAAATGATCTGTATTTACTTAAATCTGTTTTTGCAATATTTTCAACAAGAGTCAACAAACATTGATCGTCAAGTGATGCTGATTGGTATATGTCTTGTCTTCTTCCTACAACTTTTGCTCTATTCATTATTTGTTCTGGATCTGTATTTGTTGGGTCTGGATCTAACTGTTTTGTTTTTTTGACTTTATCCTCACCATGATCATTGTCATCATTCTTCCATTCGTCTAAAACCTCAGCCTTTGTATTCTTATCATCTTCGTCTTCTATTTTTATCAGTGAATCTTTCTTGACATAACATCCAAACTTGCTGCATTTGATTACCATCTTGCCATCTCCTCTGTCCTCTGTTTTTTCAGCCATAGCCTTTGCAACATTGTTATGATCAGTGATTAATGCCAATGGTACAGCAGGGTCTTTACATACTGCAACTTCATAATGTTCTAATTCTTTTAATGCATAAGCAATAGATCCGTCTTTCATTACGATTGGTTCTCTGTTTGTTCTTGTAGCACCACCGAATGACAAGCCTTTGTATTCTCCTGATTTAATCTTGTTCCATATTTCATTGTCCAATTCATAGTTCTTGTGAATCTTGCCAGTAATTTTAATTGCAGGATATTCAGATCCGTCTTTATCTACATACGAAGATTTGGAATAATTGATTCCTTTACCAATAATTCTGTTTGAGTGTGTGTCAGAGATAGGAGCACCTCTGTCCATCCAAACAGGAAGAACTTTGTATAACTCGTCTACTATTGTAACTTCACCTTGCTTGTCTTTTACCTGAACAGTAAGATAACCCTCAAAATATCTGTCATCAGAATTAATTGGCTGCAAACTTTTGGTTACGAATTTAGTAAAATATAAATTGTCTTCTGTCATATATAATTTTGAGTGTATAATAGCATATAAATATTATGATAAAAAATAAGAGAGGACTACTCTATTAAATAATGTCTTTTTTTGATCTGGTTACTACGTAGTCAACAGTGAAACCAGTTGTGAGTCCAATTAGACCTACGCCTAATGCACTCATACCATCAATGACTATTGTTTGTGATACAGCAATACCTGCAAAAGTTGATACGATGATTGCTCCAAACAATTTTCTTGCTGAATAACCTTCGCCATCAGAATTAAGATAACCTCTAACGGTGTTTAATCCTGCTCCAACTACTGTTGATAACACTGCGATCAATAATGGATCTACCATGTAGATTCGTTGAAAACCCTAATATTTAAACTTGTACTACATTATAAGCACAGTATCTACTATTTCACAAAAAATCTTACACTTTGTCTTCTTTTTTTTGCTGTTCTTACTTTGTTTCATTCCATAACCTACTCCATTCGACTGCTTCTTTGCTTATTGACAATCCTGATACAAATATTGCTGAAAAGAAAGCAATAATCACGGTTTGTCCAAATGTTAGACTAAGATTAAATAGTGTTTCAGCCACATTTCCACCTACAAGTGGACTGAAGAAAGCAATTCCAAAGTTACCGATTATTCGAGCAAGAACCTTTTTCGTATGTATGTTCACACTATCAGTTATATTTAAACTATTTAAATTAATTGACTCTTTGTAGATATCCGCTTTCTATCATATACAGTAACAGTTCAGGCTCACTACAAAACATCTTTACTACTTCTTCTGACATTGAAGTGCCCTTGAATCTACCACATTTAAAACAGACCTTTAACGATAACAAGTCTTCGTCATCGGAGTCATGCTTGCGAAAATTGTATTTGAATCCACCGCACTTACATTTTTCTCTTTTTTTTGTCTTTGTCTTTGTTTTTGTCATGATATGTATAAAAAAGGTTTATTAATAAAGATTTTCAATATCAAGCATGGGAACAGCACTATACTTGTATGAAAACTTAGATCATTACTGTAAAAAATATGAAAATTTTGTAGATCCAAGAAAAACAGTTAACGAAACATCATTTAAAGTTCTTGACTTGTATATAAAAGATGAAGAAAGGCTTTGGATAATACTTGACACCAACAAATATTCCAACAAAGTAAATGCAACAAGATCAATTACGTTTTTTAATCTCAAAGAATACAAATATTATGCTGACGGCAGTGAAAAACTAATAACATATGACAATATTGAGTATGATCCGCAATCAAATCTTCTAAAACTAATTCCAAAAAAATTTAGAAAATCATGTTTGGAACTCAACGTTGACAAGTTTAACGGTGAAAAACCAACAAAAACAGTCAAAATAGACCAAAAAAACATGTTTTTTGACATGACATACAACAGATTAATCCTAATAGTAGGTGACAAAGATAAAATTTGATTTTGTCCTTGGAGACGTAGAAGAACTACTAAAAGAGACCAATTTTCGTCTAGAAAACATAGAAAAACTCCTAGAATTCATACTAATACCTCCAGATATGAAGAAATACGCCTTAGATAAGAAAAAAAGAATGGAAAAAAGGGGTATTACCGCTGATTCCCTAAACCGTTATTGAAAATAATTTTCCAATCTTTTCCGTGTTTTTTCCTCATTTTTTGCCAAAATGGGTCTGCACCGAACTGTCCGCCTTTCAGATTGTAGTTTTTAATGTGTTTTGCACACCTTTCATGGCATCTTTGGCAAAGTCTACAGTTAATCTGTTCCATATTGAACTTGTATTTACCACAAAAATGACACATACCGTAGTAAACACCCTTAATTGGCACTAAAATGGTCTCTCTGCCTTTCTTTCCTGCACAGTCGCCACAGATATCATTTACACCTGCTCCTACTGGAACTCCAGTCTTAAAACAACTAAAACACATGCCTTCTTTGTACTCGTTTACCTTGGTATACTCGCTTTTTTGGTGTATATCCCAAATTTTATCCCCTAATTTGGTTCCACCAGTGTTTACATCGAGTTTAGTTGCCATTAATAACCGTGATCCTTTTTGCAGTTATTAATCTTTTTGATACAGTCCTGTAAAATTACATGTACTTCGTATTCCATATCAGTAAAACCAATAACAGACTTTCCTTCATCGTATAGTTCTGTAAGATCTCCAATGATTATTGTACTTTTAAAACTATCTTTGACTTTTACAGGTTCTTTCTTATCTACCTTACTCTTTCTCTTCAGCATCCTCCCACCTCCTCATTTGTTCAAATTCATTTTTGACAAGTTCTCTTGCTTGTCGCACAGTTAGACCGCCATATTTTCTTATTTCTTCTATGGTTTTTGTCTTGTTCCATCCAAAGTCTACTGCTGTTTGTAATGTCTTTTTGATTACTGTAAAGTTTGCAGGAGTAATGCCGTCAGGAAAGTTCTTCTGACTTAGTGATGTTCCGCTTCCAGATGAAGGACTTCCCTGTGCAATTCCTCCCGTGTCTGACGGTCTTGTCTGCATTGGAGAGCCTTCAAACTTTTGTCTGTTTTCTTCTGGTGCTGCTTCACTTCTTCCTCTTCCGTTTACACCGCTGTTGTCTGGCAGTGCTGGCTGATTTACAGGGTCTTTTGATACTTTGAACTCTCCGTTATGTGACATGGAGACATCAAATCCCATTTGTTGCAACAAAGACATGTTTTGTATTTCTACGCCTTCTCTTTGCAGTTCTGCTAGTTTGTCATTCTCTTCACCCTGTACAAGCTTGAGATCCCAGTCATCAATACCAACTGCCTCTGCAATTTTTCTAAAGAATGACTTGTACATGACATCCTGACCCCATTTGACTGCCCTGTTTGTAATTGTAACTTGCAGTCCTTCCTGTGACCATCCGCCTACCATTTCACCATAGTATAACGGAAGTACGCCATAAATTGCACCAATTATCTGTCTTAGTTCCTTTCTAATTTCAATAAACTGTAATTCTTGAAGTGATCCTGTAAAGTCTAGCCACTGTGCCATGTTTTTGTTTCCACGTTCTGACTCTACCATAAGTGGATGTATCATGTAAGGGTCTTCGGTTGCCTTTTGTTCAAGCATATCCCATGACTTTCTAAATGTCTCGTAGTTACGAGAGGCAATTAACAGCAATCCTCTTGGAGGTCTCAT